ATCAGCTACACCCTTACAGATTTCTATGCAGCGAGCAATCGCTCATATCCAGGATGCCAGTTCTCAGACTTCTCCCTCCGCTTCAACGCAGATGGAATGTTGGAGTACGATGCAAAAACAACAGGATTTGCATCTAGCGTAGAGACATCTACCTCACCGACCTTCTCTACCATCCTACCTACACCGGTATGGCGCGGTACTGTATCTATCGGCGGTAGCTCAGTCAGCAACGCTATGACTGGAAACATTGACATGAAGCGCAATGTCACTCCTATCTATGGCATCAGCAGCACACAGAATCCATTCTCGGTGTTCCTCGGCCCTATTGAGGTCACAGGCAAGATTACCTTCATCATGGAGAACGACACAGAGCTCACACGCTATCTCAGCAACACACAGCCGATTATCGTGCTCAACTGGGCATATGGCTCAGGTGCATCTGCGGTACAAATCCAAGCGACCATCACGAAGGGCGCATACACCGCAGCAGTCATCGAGCGTGGCGAGGACTTCGTTCAAGTCACAGTCGATCTCAACGGACAGGGCAACACCACCGATGCAGGAACAACAGGTGGTTTCGCTCCTATCAAGTGGGTGCTACAGAACGCCAAAGCATCAGGCACATACGCCTAGTAGTTCCAGAACAGGGGCGTTGGTTGATAGCGGATCGCCTTCCCCGCTATTCCACGCCCCTGTTCCTTTTGAGTTATGATGCGCGGAGGCATATTTACTAAGGAGGCACAATGTCAAAACAAATCAAACTACCATCGGGTGCTACAGCTACTCTCAAAGACCCAAAGACTCTCAAGGTCAAAGATCGTAAGCGTGTACTCAGAGCATCAGAGGTAGATGGCGGAGATTTATCAAAGGCGATGGCACTATCAGACTCACTCATCGCTATGTTGGTCGAGGACTGGTCGTTCGATCTCATCATCCCATCTATCAAACTAGAGACACTAGATGAGTTAGATATGGCTGACTACGATGCACTCGTAGAGCTGACCAAAGAGGCACAAGAAGTACTGTTCCCATCTCTCGCAAAGACTGATGAGACAGAGAAAGACCCAAAAGCGACTACCGCCGACTCGAACGGCTCAAATGGCTGATTGAGGGTGGACAACGCCACGAGGCGTTCGACTATCCCGATGAGGAGTGGGTGTACTACATCGCAGCCGACAGGTTTGGATGGACACCTGACCAGGTAGATGATCTACCGGCTAATACGGCGGATTGGCTCTGGGCTATAGCCACAGTAGTAGATGAGGTGAAGGCGGAGAGGATGGAGAGATCGTGACCATACGAGTGACGATACCCAACCTGTCTCAGGTGATATCAGGTGTACAAACAAAAGCACAACAGATAGATATGGCTGTTGCCCAGGCTATACAGATCACAGGTCTAGCTGTGGAGCGACAGGCAAAACAAAACGCATCAGGCAGACCAGGGCCGAATGTGCGCACAGGCAATCTGCGCAGAAGTATCACTACATCTATGCCTATCAAAGGATTTGGAGATAGCTACTCAGTAGTCGTATCTGCCACGATGGTCTATGCACGAGCTGTGGAACTAGGACATCCAAGATGGAAGCCAGGGGTAAAATATCCTTATCTAGGGCCAGCAGCGAGAAACCTCTCAGCTAACGGCACTTTGAACCGAGTATTTACTAGCGCGTTTGCATCGCGGATCAGGGGTTGATATGACAGCAATACCTCCGATTCTCGTACAGATACAGGCTGATGTCACTAGCCTCAAACAGGGTCTAGCTCAGGCTCAGGCGGCTATCAAAGGTGTAGATGACAATGTAAAAGTCGCTAGTACCGGCATGAGCAACTTCTCTAGCAAACTCAAAAACATTGCAGGTACTATCGGTGTCGCTTTTGCAGGTACACAGGTAGTCGCGTTTGCTAAAGACACAGTTATGGCTGCCTCAAATATGGCAGAGTCACTATCAAAGGTGCGCGTGGTCTTTGGAGATGGCGCAGCAGCAGTCGAGGCGTGGGGTAAAACCGCAGCAGACAGCATGGGTATCAGTAATCAGGCTGCTCTAGAGGCTGCAGGTACATACGGCAACTTGTTCCAGGCATTCGGGCTAGGACAGGGACAGGCACAGGATATGTCTATGTCTCTCGTACAGCTCGCAGGTGACATGGCATCTTTCAACAACACCTCAATAGATGATGCAATCCTCGCGTTGAGATCAGGTCTATCCGGTGAAACAGAGCCACTCAAGAAGTTCGGTGTGGCGATGAACGAGGCTCGACTCAAGACTGAGGCACTATCTCTCGGACTCATCAAGTCCACATCAGAGGCACTCACTCCTGCGGCTAAGGCTCAGGCTGCATATGCGCTCATCATGAAAGACACATCTCTAGCTCAGGGTGACTATGCGCGTACTGCCGATGGCACAGCGAACACCATGAAAACGCTACAGGCAAAGATGGAGGATGCGAAGGTCGCGCTCGGAGATGCGCTACTGCCAGCATTCCAGGGGCTACTAGGTGTACTCAAACTCGCTATTCCGTTGCTGACCAAACTAGGCAACTTCTTCAAAAACAATCAGGATGAGGTCAAGGCGTTTGCCATAGCAGTCGGTATCGGATCAGTAGCATGGGGTATCTACACCATTGCTGTGAAGCGCGCCGAGATAGCTCAGAAACTACTGAACCTAGCGCAGAAGATGAACCCTATCGGTCTGATAGTCATCGCAGTAGGTCTGCTCGCAGCAGGTCTCGTCAAACTATGGAAGAACAGCGAAACATTCCGCAACATCATCATCACAGTAGGCAAGGCTGGTCTGACTGCCTTCGCATCTATCATCCCGATGGTAGGCAAGGTGGGCGAGGCTGTACTCAAGTTCCTCATGACCCCACTCAAACTCGTACTCACAGCTCTATCCAAACTTCCAGGCGTAGGCAAGTATGCAAAGACCGGACTCGATCTATTGAACAAGGGTCTAGATGGTGTGAGCGACTTTGCAGATAAGGCGGCAGCGAAAGCAAACGACCTCATCAAGACTCTAGACAATGTGGGCAAGGCTAAAGCCAAAGCTGAGACAGATGTAGCGACCACTAAGAAGGGTGGCAAGACCACTACTACAGCGACTGTAGATGCAAAGACTCTAGAAAAGGCTGCGAAAGAGGAGCAGAAACGCCTAGACAAACTAAAAGACTATGCAAAAGATGTCGAGGATATCTACAAAGATATGAACGATGTCATTGCAGAGGCTCAAGAGAAGGGGCAGGAGGCTCTAGAGACTCGTAATGAGCGTATGGCTGAGGCGTATGAGAGATATAACGAAACTGTAGCTGATCTCAACAAGCGATACAACGAGTCCATAGCTGATGCAGAGGAGCGCGCTGAGGAGCAGAGGGCTGATGCTAGAGATAACTATCGCAAGGCTGAGGCTGAGGCGAAGAAGCGTTTTGCAGCGCAGCAGATACAGATAGCCAAACAGTACAACGACAAGGTAGCTGACCTAGAGAAAGCCCTACAGAACAAACTGAGAGATATCCAAGAGTCTGCCAATAGCAAACGCGCCGAGCTGACACAGAAGGCTGCACAGAAACAGGCAGGGATTATCCAACAGTCTATGGATCGACTAACCTCCGCGTTTGCATCCAAGACAGGTTTCAATCTCGGTGAGGCTATGGCAGGTGGTAAGTCTGCCGATGCCCTACTGACTGATCTCAAGAGCAAACTAGCGGCAGCAAAAGAGCTACAGGCTAACGCTGCTGCGCTCGCAGGTATGGGCTATAGCCAGACCTTCATCGAGCAGGTAGTCAAGAACGGGCCTGAGGCTGGCAACAAAATCGCCGAGGCTCTCAAGGCTGCATCACCGGATGCGACCAAAGAACTACAGCTCCTGTATGGACAGGTAGAAACTATCTCTGCAACAGGGCTAGATGCGCTCGCAAAAACAATGAACGAGGGTGGCAAGTTAGCCACATCGGAGCTCATGGAGGCATATACCCAGGTCGCTAGTGATCTCAAGGTATCGCTGACAGAGGTAGATAAGCAGATGCAAGAGGGTCTAGCCGATGCTCAGGCTGCATATCAGGCAGCGATGACTGAGGCTAAGGCAGAGCGTGACTCTCGTATGACTGAGGCGATGACTGCTATGCAAGAGTCCATCGCTGAGGCTCAGGCGACACTAGATGCTGCGCTCGCAGAGGCTGAGAAAACACTCGCTAAGGCTCGCGCAGAGGCTCAGAAACGACTCAATGAGGGTCTAGCTGAGGCTCAAAAGAATCTACAGAAAGCCCTAGAGGATGCTCAGAAGTCCTATGAGAAGGCGATAGATGAGATCAACAAAAACACACAGAAGAAACTAGACGATCTCAAAGCCAAACTAGCTGAGGTCGCTGCTGCGATGGCTGCTCTACAGGCTTCTCAGGCTGCTATGGCTGCTATGGCGAGCGCGCCGGTCTATACACCTATGCCATACACAGGCACACCATTCGGTCAGAGTGGTAGCTCAGGATCAAAGGGCGGTACGACTACAAATGTCACTCAGAACTTCACCGCCACCGCAGTAGATACTCAGCTCGTAAGCACAGCGACAGTATCAGCTATCAGATTTGGCAATGTCATCGTACCTACCTCACCTACGGCTCTTGCCTCTAGGGAGAGTGGTGCTATCGGTGCTGCCTCTATCGCATCTCGTACAACTACTATTACTCCACCAAAACTCACCTACGCGCAGATAAGAAAGAGTGCAGGGTAATGCCACAAGTCATAGCTAACTATTCGTTCTCTTTCAATAGCCAGGTCTTTGGAGGAGAGGGCTCGCCATATCAGGTACTAGCTGTAGATGGTCTAGAGGGTCTGCCTGGTATCCGCAATCAGGATGACAATCGTGGATATGCCGATGGCATGTTCACAGGTCGCGACTTCCTAGCAGGGCGCAATATCAGCATCACCTTCCAGGTCACAGGCTCACCTAATGGGTCAGCTCAGGCGAACTTCAATACATTACAGAGAGCCCTACTCCCTCAGACATCAGGCACTACACCTCTCTACTTCCTACTCTCAAATGCTGAGGATGAGCAGGTCATCAACGCTCGCGTGAGAGGTATGCAGGTCACTCTCGATCCTAACTACACCTATGGATACATCGTGGGACAGGTGAACTTCTTCTGCCCTGATCCTCGCTACTACGACAGCAATATCCAGACAGCTACTCTCGCCTATACACCTCCTGGAGGTCGTACCTATGACCGCGTGTATAACCTCCTATATGGTGGTGGTAGCGTAGAAATCGTCACCACTATCACCAACAACGGATGGACTGATACATATCCGACCATCACACTCAATGGGCCTATAGACAACCCAATACTCGGAAACGAGACAGAAAATGCAGAGCTCAACTTCACCTGCAGTCTTTCTGATACAGATGATCTAGTCATAGACCTATACAACAAACTCATAACCCTGAACGGCAATCCTGCTCGCAACCTACTGACCTCTGGCGAGTGGTTCTCTGCACAACCTGGCAATAACTCTTTCTACCTGACAGGCGATGCAGGTAGTACAGTAGTGGGTGTGACAGGGGCTATCGTGACCTGGCAGTCAGCGTATATCTAGGAGCATAGATGACACTTAGAACACCCCCATCGTGGCTACAAAATGGATCACATCCTGCAGAGAATGACCGTCTGACGACTCAGGCTCTATGGGCTACGACAGGTATCATCAAAGACACCTCGCTAGCTGTCACAGAGAACAGCCCTGCCGGTATGTCAGTACGCGTGGCAGCAGGATGGGCAGCCATTGTCGGTACGACACAGGCGAATATGGGTACATATGTCGGATACAACGATGCGACAGTAGTGCTCGGTGTGACTACGGCTGATCCTACGAATCCTCGTATAGATCGAGTATGTATGACTGTGAACGATGCGTACTACACAGGCGCATCTAACAATGTGGTGCTACAGGTAGTAGCAGGTACTCCTGCAGGTAGCCCTGTAGCTCCTGCGACTCCTGCTAACAGCATCTCACTAGCTACTGTAGCTGTGGCTGCAGGTGCTACTGCGCTCACCACAGCCAACATCACAGATACTCGTGTGCTCGTGACGACCAATATCCCTGAGTCAGGAGATATCAGCGCAGTCGTAGCCGGTACAGGTTTGAGTGGAGGTGGCTCATCTGGATCAGTCACGCTATCTATCAACACGGCGGTCACGGCTGATCTGACTACAGCTCAGACTCTCACCAACAAAACATTGACCACACCAATCATTTCTACTATCAGCAACACAGGTACTCTGACCTTACCGACAAGTACAGACACTCTTGTAGGGCGAGCGACTACAGATACGCTGACCAATAAAACATTGACATCTCCACTCATAAATCTAGGCATCAACGCTCAGACAGGTACTACCTATACAACAGTCCTAGCGGATAACGGCAAACTGACTACCCTCACCAACGCATCAGCTATCGCTGTGACCATCCCTCCAAACAGCTCAGTCGCATATCCTGTCGGAGCGCAGATCAACATGGCTCAACTAGGGGCTGGACAGGTGACAGTATCCGGTGGCGCAGGTGTCACAGTCGTATCCACAGGTGCTACTGCGGCATCTCCAAAGGCGCGAGCGCAGTACAGCACTCTGACTGCAGTACAGACAGCTACAGATAACTGGCTCGTGATGGGTGATATCTCATGAGTCGTCTAGCACTAACGCCTACAAATGTCCCTGCGAGCGCGACAGCAATATCAACGCCAAGCCTTCGTACCGGCGATCTCTACTTCAATACATCTACAGGTCTGATGGTATGGGATGGCTCTCAATGGGCTGCAGTATCGACAGCCACACTACTCACCGATATGGATGGTGGCTCTTTTGATAGCATAGCTCCATATAGCGGAGGGTTTCCCGATACCACCGCTACACAAGTCGTCAATGGAGGTACTCCCTAATGGCAGTCGTCACACAGATACAGATACGCAGAGGTACGGCTGCTCAATGGACATCTGCAAATCCGACATTAGCCGCAGGTGAGTTCGGATATGAGTCAGACACAGGCAAGTTCAAAATAGGCACAGGATCGACTGCCTGGACATCTCTGAGCTACTCGGCATCAGGTACAGTCACATCTATCACGGCTGGCACAGGTCTATCCGGTGGAGCTATCACTACATCAGGCACTATCGCAATCGATACTGCTACGACTGTGGATGTATCTACGGCGCAGACTCTGACCAACAAAACTCTCACAAGTCCTACGCTCAACGCGCCTCTCATCAACCTCTCTCTAAACGCGCAGACAGGTACAACCTACACATTTGTTCTAGCTGATAACGGCAAGCTAGTGACAGCATCAAACGCATCGGCACAGACATACTCGATCCCTACTAACGCATCTGTGGCATATCCAATCGGCACACAGATTAACATTATTCAAATCGGCGCAGGTCAGGTCACTATCAACGCTGTGACATCTGGTACTACTACAGTATCTAGTACCGGAGCTACAGCAACAGCACCTAAACTCCGCGCACAGTTCTCCTCAGCTACCTGCATCAAGGCAGCGACTGATCTCTGGTATGTAGTAGGAGATATTGCCTGATGCCTATCCTCGGAGTTATAGACTCAGCCAAAAGTAATAACTTAACCGCACCTGCCTATGACAGTATTTCTTCATTTACTGGCGGAAGCACAACAATTTCTTTTACAAGTATTCCGCAAACTTATAAGCATTTAGAATTGCGTGTTATGGGTCGCGCAAGCACCGCAGGAACAGGCGCTATTGATGGGTGGATGACTTTTAATAGCGTGACTTCTAACTATAACTGGCATGAAGTTGCTGGCTATAACAACACAACAACAAACGCTGGTGCAGGAATTAACACGACACAAATTAACTTTATGCGTAACTGTTTGCCAAGAAATTCTGAAACAGGATACGGAGTAGCAATTTGCACTATAAATGATTACACCAGCGCAAATTACAAATCTATTTACGCTAGAACTGGATACGGAAATAATTCAGGTGGTCTTGTTTCTTTAACTAGCGGTTCTTCAACTCTTACTAGCGGCATAACTCGCATAGACTTAACTGTTGAAGGTGGCGCAAACTGGAGTTCTGATTCTACTTTTGAACTATTTGGGATCAAGGGGTAATCATGGCACTAACTTATGAGTTAGTTGGTTCTACAACACTTGGCTCTAACGCGCAAACATTAACTGTTAGTTCTATTCCAACTACTTACACAAATCTTGTTGTAACAATAAACGCTAGTTTTACTGGTTCTGGTGATGTGTGTTGGATTTATTTTAATGGTGAAACTTCTGGAACTAATTATTATTTTCAATTATTAGGAAATGTAAATAATACATACGCAGCAGCGGCTAGAACATCTAATGCAGGTATAGGTTGGTGGAATACTGGCATTGTAACAAATTGGTCTAACTCACTTCACATGGAAATACCACAATACAAAAATACAGGTGTATCAAAAAACGCTTATGTCCACTCAGGTAATTCAGAGGGTCAAATGATTCAAATTGTTAGATGGGCAAGCACATCAGCAATAAATTCAATACAGTTTTCAACTGTTCCTGCTTCTGCTGGTTATAGTATAGCTGCTGGCACACAATTAAATGTGTGGGGAATTAAAGGTGCGTAATGGCTAATACATTTGAACTTATTTCAACTTACAGAGTATCGTCAGGTGGTATTGCCGCAGTTACATTTAGTAGTATTTCAAGTGCCTATAAAGACTTAGTTATTATTGGTCAAAAGCGAATTTCAAGCGCAAGCAATAACGGAAAAATTACTATCAACAATAGTGGTGTTGCGAACTATAACGACCAAGGCATATTTGGTTATGCAAACACAAATCAAGTTGGTGGTTACAATCATTTGAGTACTACTTATTGGCAAGATAACACAAACTCTAGTAGCGCAGGAAGTTTTTTTAGTCCTGTGCGTTATTACTTTCCAAATGCCAATGGTTCTCAAATCAAAACCGTTATTTATGAATCAGGTCAAGAATGGAATGCAAGCACTATTTATTCTTTTTATGGTTCAGGTTGGAATACAGGAATCACAGCGGCAATATCTAGAATTGATTTAAGTCCTGACTCTGGAAACTATGTTGAGAACTCTATTTTCTCACTCTACGGCATCAAAAACTCATAAGGAGAAACAATGACAAACGAAACCCCTAGAATAGCAATTCTTGATTGCTCAACTGGAATAACTACTGAGCGAGACATGAACGCTGAGGAATTAGCAGATTTGGAATTGCGTAGTGCTGATGCGGTTAAAACACGCGCTATTGAAGAAGCAGAAAAAGAGCGCGCATCAGCTATCAGAGCATCGGCTGTTGCTAAGCTCGCAGAGCTAGGACTGACAGAGGAAGAAGCAAAAGCCATCGCTGGCTAGTATCGGGAGGAGATAGGCAATGACCACTACCTATCGGTATCTCTTTGCCGATCTACTGACCAATGACATCCTCGCGGAGCTACCTCTCACAGGGGTCAGTTTCACGCAACAGCTCAATCAGGCTGGAGCACTACAGGGTCATCTCCTGCTCTCAGGCATGGCTACTGCCGAGTTCAATGTCAATGCCTCTACCATCCCTGGTCGCACCGGTCTCTATGTAGATCGAAATGGCATCCTGATATGGGGCGGAGTCATCTGGGGCCGCACATATAACAGCGCGGATCAGACTCTCAATCTCGTAGCTAGAGAGTTTGAGTCCTACTTCGAGCGTAGGCGCATCACCACCACTATAGATTTCACCAACATAGACCAGCTACTCATAGCTCGTACCATCATGAATACCGCGCAGACTCCACCTGAGGGCGATATCGGGGTCATCGTAGGATCAGAAACATCGGGCGTACTGCTCTCTCGAACCTACTACGACTATGAGCTCAAGGGTGTCTATAACGCTATCCAAGACCTATCTAGAGGTGAGGATGGCTTCGATTTCAACATCCAGGTCTCCTATGACCCCACTACAAACGAGCCACTCAAAACTCTCGTACTTGGCTATCCGCGTACAGGTACTGTCTATGATCCGACTGACCCAGAGGCTCTCGTCTTTGAGTTCCCTGCAGGGAACATCGTGGAGTATGAGTATCCTGAGGATGGAGCTATAGCAGCGAATACTGTCTATGCGCTAGGTGCAGGATCGAACGAGGGCAAGCTGATAGAGACTGCGCAGGATGCAGTCCTCCTAGCAGATGGCTGGCCGTTGCTAGAGGAACAGGCCAACTACTCAGATGTGACTGATGCGACCTACCTACAGGAGCTCGCTACCGGTCAGGTACTCGCAGTCGCCTATCCGCCTACGACCATCAAGGTAGTCGTACCGGCATATGCCACACCTGAGCTAGGTGACTATCAGATAGGTGATGATGCTCGACTCGTCATCCAAGATGAGCGTTTCCCTGGGACACTAGATGCTATCTACCGCATAGTCGGACTCTCAGTACAGCCAGGCGAGGATGGGCCTGAGCGTGTGACTCTGACCCTGACTACGACTACGAACTGAGGACACATGGCCTATATCAATCAGCCTTTCGATCTGCGCATGATTATGTCCGACTTAGATCAGAGACTGCGCAAGCTAGAAACAGCGCAGAGACTGACAGCTCCAAATGTGAACTTCTCGACTAGCACACCTACCAATCCACGCATAGGCGATATGTACTACGACACATATGGGCTCTACCTCAAGTACTGGAATGGCACAGCCTGGATAGAGATAGCTGATGACAATCTAGGCACTCCTCGACTGAGCTATACGCCCACATGGTCAGGCACAGGGCTTGCCTTTACCGGCACACCTGCCACAGGCACATATATCCGAGTCGGAAAGATGGTGTTCTACAACATCCAGGTGAACTGCGCGACTGTGACTAACTTCGGTACAGGTCAGTACAGCATCACGCTACCGACAGGTCTAGCCTCTCAGACTAGTTTTCAGCACCTCGGTGGACTGCATAAGGGAGCAGATCACTACACACTACTCGCTGATCTCGGAGCGAGCTCTACTAGCATCACTCTGTATCACCCTACAGCCAATGGCTCACAGGATATTTTCTCGCATAACAAACCTACGACTCTGACCACTAGCGTGACCTGGTATGTATCAGGAACATACTTTATCGCCTAACTGTTATTATCTGACACATGACACCCAACGAGTCCATAGGCTTCATCCTTGCCTTCATATCCATACTAGGGTCACTCGCAGTCGCTGTGAGGTTTCTAGTGAAGCACTATCTATCTGAGCTCAAGCCGAATGGGGGCTCGTCTATGAAGGATAGGGTCGGAGAAATAGAGAAAAAGATAGACAAACTAGAGAGTAGAGTAGATCAGATATACACCCTGCTCATGAAAAAGAAATAGAGAGAAGGCACAAATGAGCGTAGTAGAGGTAGCTAGAGGCGAGCTCGGATATCAAGAGTTAGGTATCAACGACACAAAGTATGGCAAGTGGTATGGACTCAACAACAATCCTTGGTGTGCGATGTTCGTATCCTGGTGTTTCACACAGGTAGGACAGTCTGCATCAGTAGCAGCATCAGGTAAAAAAGGCTTTGCATCATGCGATGCAGGGCTCAAGTGGTTTTCTAAGAAAGACAGACTCATCCCTATCGGACAGGCACAGCCAGGAGATATCGCGTTCTTCCAGTTTGATGACGATGCACAGCCAGACCATGTAGGTATCGTGGTCAAAAACGATGGCAAGAAATTCCTATGGTGTATCGAGGGCAATACATCAGGGGATAAGAGAGGCTCTCAGGCTAACGGAGATGGTGTGTATCGCAAGAAACGCGCCTATTCTCTAGTCATGGCAGTCGCTCGCCCATAACAGCCCACAGGAAGGAGAAATGATGTCAAACAAAATGCAATCCATTCTCAAGTCATATGCGCGTGGTGTGCTAGTCGCTATCACTCCACTCATTGCTATCGGATCGACTGATCCTAAGGTGTATCTCGTAGCTGTCGTTGCCGGTGTCATCGCACCTGGACTACGAGCACTAGATAAAAAAGACCCATCATTCGGCCTTATCGCTGATGTAGTGGACTTAGAGCTAGACAAACTAGCAAAAAAGGACAGCAAGAAAAAGAAGGCATAGACCTCCCTACCTCCATTGGGAAACGCCGAGGGGGTCAGACACACACCTGACCCCCATCGGTATCCATAAAGTGCTCATTGAGAGTTTGTGTTAGTGTGTGCGCGGAGGTGGGATATGGCGTTATCAGACACACTAGACGAGTTCGCCAAACGCAGTAGAAAATCACACGGGTGTGCATATATGAATCTGTATGTCTCGTTATCTAAAGAGGATCAGAAAGCCATAGATAAAGCGTGGGAGAGAGGCATACCTGTCAGCCTGATAGTCAAGGCACTCAGACAGGAGGGGCACAAAACATCTCAAGATAGTTTCAGGGCTCATCGTAAGGGCGAGTGTGCATGTCCAAAGTAGAGACGATACTTGCGATACGCGAGGCTCAGTATGGCGATGCCGGTGAAAACTTTGAGAAAATCGGCAGAGTGTGGGGTGCTCTCCTAGATATCCCTGACATCCCTGCCTATCAGGTAGCTCTGATGATGGATGCTCTGAAAACAGTCAGGCTGATGCGTAATCCTGAGCATGAGGATAGCTGGCTAGACAAAGAGGGCTACATAGCTCATGGAAAAGATATAGCTACGCGATGAGCCTAGAGGATCAACTCAACAACCTGCCGGAGGGAATCGAGTCCTCTGATGTAAAAGAGCTACGATCTGTGATATTTAGAATGCAGAAACAGCTACTGAAAGCAAAAACAAAGACAGACGACCTAGTAGAGGCGACCCATCAGTCTGCCTATGATGCGATGCTGACCTTCGGGCCTGTCGCAAATGTGACACCTCCGCCGGTAGATAAGCGCAAGACAAAGGTGGAGGTCGCCCTATGGCATATGACCGACTGGCAGGGGGCAAAGCGCACCACGAGCTATGACTCTGAGGTGATGCGGCAGAGAGTTTTGCAGTTTGCCGAGCGAGCTGTACGCATCACAGAGATACAGAGAGCAGACCATCCTGTGAAGGACTGTGCCATCCTGTTCGGTGGAGATATGGTCGAGGGACTATTCAACTTCCCTACCCAGGCATTTGAGATAGATGCGACCCTCTTTGAGCAGTATGTGAATGTTTCTAGACTGTGTGTAGATGTAGTCCGATATGCGCTCGCCCACTATGAGAAAGTGACAGTCATACCTGAGTGGGGTAATCATGGGCGCATAGGATCAAAGCGTGACAATGTGCCTCGATCCGATAACTTTGACCGGATGTGCTACGAGCTCGCTCGTCAGCTACTCCAGGGTGAGAAACGCCTGACATGGCAGGAGTGTCCAGAGGACTGGCAGAAGGTCATCATCGGAAACTACCGAGCCATTCTCATACATGGAGATGAGATAGGGCGAAATGGGTACGCGAGCCCAGGAGCTATAGTCCAGCATATGAATAGA